AAGTGATGGGCCGTATTTTATAACCCATGAGCGTGACGCCGAAATTGGGGCTAACTGGTCGTTGATCAACGGTCCTGGAATCGAAGATCCAAAAACAACGGCAACACAGGATTATACCGAAGCGACGGTTTCGGTCAGAATCCGGAATGCCGCTTTCGCCGAGGGTCAAAAAGCGGAACGCGAAAAACTCCACAGGGAGATCATGGGGGATACAGATGATCCAAGACCGTTCTAGCGAGGGGCCGTATAAAGACGGTGATGTGATTGATGTTGGCGGTAGAGTATCAAAATGGGTCTTGAATGGGTATTCAGAAGTAAAAATCGCAAATGTAGCCCACGCCGAGGGCCGGAAGGCGGCGGAGAAGGAATATGAAGCAAAGATTGGTCTAGATTACACTATCAGCACTTCTGTTAAACTTGCGGCGTTTAATAAATTAGAGAATGACTTCCGCGATCTTTTTAATATAGCGAATGAAATGTCTATGAATTTAGACAGTTTTACCGATGAGGCTGGAAATTGTCATATCAAATTCCACGCCTGGAAGAAGGCGCGGGGGCTGGCATGAAAAGTGATGGGCCGTATAAACATTTATTGAACTACTTGCCCATAGATGGCGTGATTAGATGCGCACTTGTCTGTCCAGCATGTGTTTACGCCGAGGGCCGGAAGGCGGCGGAGAAGGACTTCCAAGAGCTTTTGGAGTTGGCGGACGAGGCTGGGTATTTTAATCAGGACATTATGATCTGGCGCATGAAATATGCAGCCTGGAAGAAGGCGCGGGGGATTGAATGAAAACGTATTCAGAAAAAGAATACAAGGAACTTCTGGAAATTACAGGGTTTTTGGCGGACGTTTTAAATGAAATAGCTTATGGGTTTGTTCACGAAAGCGGGGACATACCAGGAGAAGGATGTGATTGTCCTCGGGATTATGCCAAGGCCGCTATAGAGCTTAGTTATGAAGATTTTATTTCCTGGAAAGGAGAACGCAGTGATTATAGTTTTGGATGGAAGAGAAATTTGAAAAACGAAAGTAGCGAACCGGAGTCTCAATTATCGAAAGATTTGAGACAAGCATATGAACCTTTATTTCAGCAGTTGGCAGATGAATCATTGGAATCATTGAGGCAATTTAAAATGATGGATGATGAGATGAAACGAAAAAAGGAGATCAAAAATGATTAGACAAATAAGCTCGTTTGTATTCGCAATCGTTTCAACGGTTAGCGTCACGGCATATGTGATTGATAGGGATGAAGTCTACAGCGAAGGATTCAAGGAAGGCTACTCCCACGCGGGGAAAGAATCGAGCGGGCTTGCTCCTCTTGATCCGCTAACTCCATTAACCCCGCTTCCAACGCTTGGCGAAAATACACCAAGCGACACATACAACAGGGCAATAATAGATGGATACCTGAAATATAAGAATGAAAGAGGGCCGCTTGAGTTTGAAAGGGATTAACAAAAAAGTTCCATGGATAATCGGGGCGGTATTTCTAATCGTAAGTCAGGACTGTTTCGCGTTGTCGCCACCGCAGAAGTTTCAAAGGAAGGACTCCGACTCGAACCATTTTGCGGTTGTAACGACACTCTTAAGTTTAAACGAGGGCTCCGACGATGATACCACATGGCTCGAAGACACGATTTCAAATGGAAAAGCGTCGATCTTGAACAATAAAATTATCCGCATTGAATACGGCAACGGGGTCCGGTCCTATTCGATGCTCGGGCGGTACAAGCGGTGGGACTTCTTTTGCGCCGGGGCATGGTTCAAGAGGGCCGAAATCACTGAGGTTTTTAACGGAATGGAAATAACACACGTTCAGACGTATCCGGTAATTGCGTTTTTCAGGAACTATTTTGAGAGAATTCTTTCGTTCAAGTTTAAACTGAACTCCGAATTCTGGATGATCAAGCTAAACAATTTGGATCACCGCCTCGCCATGGGAATTATGTCCGGGGACGAATTCCTCCTTCACTCATTCCTTGCAAATTATAGACACAAAATACACGTCGAATCATCAAATGGTAGAACCGTTTATTTGAAACTTGATAACCCACTTGATGATGGATCTACAATCCTCAGATTCAAGGGGGTTAGGCCTAAGATTCACAGTTTCGTCATGATTCACGACAGGAAAAGTTATCAGAAAAATTTCGAGTTTAACGAATCCGGGATATTCTTTACAAGGCGGAAGGTCGGCAAGAGCCCGCAAGGTTCGATGATGATAGACGATGCAAGGTCCGAATTCGAAATATCCGCGTTATCAGGTGGAGACAATCCACTCGCGTATGGGGAATACAGAATTCCAACGTCTATTGGAAAGATTGGGTTTGTGGTCTATGGAATGGCTGAAGACGATAGGCGGGTGCGCTTCTCCGGTTCCGCCCACTGGGAGAAAGACATTCGAACAAGGGATATGCGGTTACTGAAAGACGAACCAGCGTATTTTAAAGAGCTTGGCGCAAAGCTCCGCTCACTCCATGACTCAAACATCATTCACAACCAATTCCACATAGGGAATTTCGGTGTTGGGAAAAAGGGCCCAATTATCCGCGATTTCGAGAACGCCTACCAGATGAGCCCGTCCGACACGATCCCAGAGAGGGCAGTTTGCAAATTCCAGGATGTGATTTGGCCGATCATTCAATGGGTAGCATGTGGGGCAACGGGGAGCGTCCGGCGTAGGTATATTTTGAGTTTCATGGATGGCTACCTTGGGTCCGCTTGTGAGATGGACTTGATTGCGGAATTGAACTCATTCTCTGTTTACAGGAAAGCCCTAAAGATGGACAAGGGTGGGATCAACATCCCCATGGACTTCCCAAATCTCTTCCGGGCATTGATGGCAATCGAAGTATCCAGTGACAACGATTTTCTAGAGTCTTTTTCTGAATCAATAGATAATTACCGTAGGTTAATGGACGCCATGGAGGAGAGCATTTAATGAAAGGAAGACGATTGTATGACGACGGGAAAGACGCCCCTTTTTTGCTCCTGCTGGCTATTGTCTCGGCATTGTTCATTTTAGCTTCATATCAGTTCAACTCGGAGGTAAGGACGGCACATGAGACTAAAGACACCACGAAAGAGCACCGCTGAAATTCCGCATTTGGATGGATGGACGTTTGTGGAGATCACATCAAATCTTTTCATCTTCTGCCAGAAGTGCCGGGAAAAATCGAACGAGATGTTTTACAGGTCTGTGCGTGATGAAGGGACTCCAGTTTTTCGTACAGAGGCAATATGTGTTCCGTGCGCGGAGAAAGCGAAATGATTTACTGGCGAAGGTCTCATGATTTCGAAATCGTGAATCTCCTTGACAACGGGCAAACGCCGAAACAGGTAGCCATGGATTTAGCAATCTCCATCTGGACTGTTTACCGTGCATGTAAAAGGTTTCACGTGAAGCAAATCACACCAAAACAAAATCCGCAAAAAAACGCAAAAAATGCCAAACGTCATTTACTCAAATCTAGTGTAGAATAATAACCAGGCGATGGCCCCACGGAGGGGACTTTGCCATTTTGGTTAGACTACTCCATCGCCTCCCCTGGTCCTCGTAAGAGGGCTGGGGGCTTATTTTTTCAACATGAATAACCAAAATCTTAAGCCAGCAGGTCCAGGAAAGGGTGGCCCTCGCCCTGGTTCTGGTCGGAAGCCTTTGGCCGCTACCGTGCTGAAAGAGAAGCTGGGCGATTACGCCGACGACGCCCTCAAGGCTTTCAAGTTTTGCTCGGAACTCATGAACGATGAATCAGCAGAGAAGAACGTGAGGCTGGCCGCCGCCCGTGAAGTGATGGATCGTCTATGGGGTAAGTCAACTCAAGCGATTGTTCACTCGGGAGAGGTCACGGGGCGGATTTGCATCATCCGGGCTGAATCGTGATTGAGTTCCCGAAGTTGTCCGACGCAAAAGTGACAGAATCAGACAAGGTATTTCGTCTATTGAAAGCCCAAGACAATTTTATTTTCTCCGATGCGCGGTTCCCGGCATACGTCGGGGCCTGGGGGACAGGCAAGTCTTTTGCCGGTATTCAACGGGCGATGATCCTATCCGAAGAGAGCCCAAAGAATCTTGGGGTAGTTTTCCGACGAGAGTATACGGATCTTCGTGATTCCACTTGTAAGGACTTCGAGAAATACACTGGCCTCAAAATCACATCAGAGCGTTCCGTCGAACTTCAAAACAAATCTGAAATCCTTTTCCGACATCTTGAAGAAATCCACGGGGTCGTTCAAAACATGAATTTAGGATGGTTCTGGATTGAACAGGCCGAGGAGTTGGAGACGAACGAGCAGTTCAACGTTTTGCGCGGTCGGTTACGCCGTGACGTGAAGCGGCGGACGGGGTTCATCACCGCCAACACCAACGGCCACAACTGGATTTACAACGGATGGAAGATGGGGACAGAAGAAGGCTATGAGCTTTCCGAGGCGTCGAGCTTTGACGCGGTGAAATATCTCCCGGCGGACACCATTGAAGACTGGAAGAAACTAGAACGGACGAGCCCGAAGATTTACCGTCGGTTTGTTCTCAATTCTTGGGAAGAGTCCGACACCTCGGACACGATCATTCACCCCGAATGGATACAGGCCGCGACGAAGAGAGACTTAATCCTTCACCCGCCGTTCCGTCGGATCGTCTCTTGCGACGTGGCGCGGTTTGGTGACGACAAGACTGTGTCATACGTCATCGAGAATGGACAGGTCCTTGACAAGGTTGTATGGGAGAAGAAGGACACCATGGAGACGGTTGGGCGGCTCATCATGTTTGCCAAGAAGCACGGGGAAGTTGAGAGTTTCGCCATTGACGAGATCGGGGTTGGTGGCGGCGTTGTGGACCGCCTCAGTGAGCTTGGGAAGCACGTTGTGGCAATCAACGGGGCTCAGCGCGAGGCCGGGGCGGGGTATTACAACAGGCGGGCGGAAATATACTCGAAAGGGGCGGACATGTTCCGTGACGGGCTTGTGGAAATACTCCCGGACGATAAAGAGGCAATCGAAGAGCTTGCGTGGGCCAAATACAAGACTATCAAATCTTCCGGCGAATTCCAGGTAGAGGCCAAGGACGACATTAAAAAGCGGTATGGGCGGAGCCCGGACCACGCGGACGCGCTCTTGAACGGACTTTGGGCGTATCCGTTGGCGAAGGTTCACGGCGACAGGAAGGACAAATACGCACGGGCCGGGAGATTTGAACGGGCGTCCGGGGTGGCAGTCCTTGGGTAGGGGGAATAGATGAGAGAGGGCGAATTCAGACTTTTGCAGGCCAGGAACGCCAAGCGGGAGATGCTTGTATTGAACCAGTGGGAGTTCCTGGAATCGCGTCAAAGGGCTTTGGAACTTGTCCTTGGTGGCCTTTCAATTTGGGATCGCATTGCGATTCTTATGGGCCGAAAATCGCTTAAAGAAGCGGTAGACGCGGCCCATTTAGTGCTGTTCAAGGCGTCACAGGAAGCGCGGGAAGAGATGACGAATAAGGCCAAGGAAGAGGCCAGGAAGCCTAAACTGATTGTCCCAAACGGGAACGGTGCCATTCATGTATGAAGAAGAAGTGAAGCCAGATACCGACACTAAAGACGATAAGAAAGACGCGCTGACTGTGTCACGTGTTGACGGGGACTTTAGCTTGGCGTATCAAGCCAAGTCGAAACTGATTGAGCGGGAGAAAGAAGATTTCCTTTACTCCCTTGGGGAGCAGTGGAGCGAAGAGGACCGGACAACGTTGGAAAAGGCGAAGATCAAGCCAGCGACGGATAACCAGATTGCGCCGAACCTCTACCTATTGACGGGCCTTGAACGCCAGAACCGGACGGACTTTAAGGCGTTTCCGGAGGGGGAGGAGGACGGGCTACGGGCCGAGATCGCTTCCTACCTGTTCAAGAAGTCTATCGACGTTTCGGATTACGCGAACAAATCAAGCGAGCAGTTCAAGGATGGTATCACGTGCGGCGAATGTCACCTTGAGCTTTATCTAGACAACACGGACAACCTAATCAACGGCAAGCCCATGTGGAAGAAGCTTGACGGGTGCCAGGTGTTCCCGGACCCGGCAAGCCGTGAATACGATTTCAGTGACGCGCGGTATATTTACAAGGTCACGCGGGACATCTCGAAGGATGACCTTGTTTCGCTCTACCCAGAAAAAGAGGAAGTTATCAAATCCATTTCCAACGGGAAATTGGGGTATGAAATTGGTGGCGAAGAAAAGCACATCCAAAAGCGTGATTATGCGACGCGTGGTGGTTCGTCTGGTGATTATGACGACGATCGTGGATGCATTGACCTTGTGGAACGCTATTACAAGAAATTCGTTCCGCATGTATTCATCGGAGATTTGAAGACGGGGGAGATCGTCCAGGCGGAGAGCGCGGAGAAGGCGGACGACTTTATCTCTAACTACCAGGGGAGCATCGAACAGGCACGGATGGCCTACGAACAGGCGTCAATAATGGCGTCCATGCCGCCGATGATTGACCCAGTGACCGGGCAAGTCAAGTTGCCTCCCCCAGTGCCACAGCCGCCGATTGCAGAGGACCCGAACCGATACAAGAAGATCACCAAGTCTATCCCGGAAATCTGGGTCTTCGCCTACGTCCCCGGGATGACTGATCCGCTGGCAAATGAACGGGCATGGTTCTATCCGAAGTGGAAGAGTTACCCGATTGTCCCGTTCTACGCTCGTTTCTCCACGGCCCCATTGACTGGTGATGACCGTCATTTGTTGGTCCAGGGGCTTGTCCATGGCGTAAAGAACGCGCAGGAACGCCACAACAAGGCCACCACTCTAATGTTGAGGCATTTGAACAGCTCAGCAAATTCCGGTTGGTTGTCGGAACAAGACGCATGGGTTAACCCGGACGAGGTGCGAAATTTCGGGTCATTGCCGGGGATAAACCTTGAATACAAGAATGGGAAGAAGCCGGAGCGCATTACACCGACTCCGTTATCAAATGCCCACGCCCAAATAAGCGAGCAGGCTGTCAACGGGATCAAGACGGCTCTCGGGATAAACGCGGACCTATTAGCCGTTCAGCAGGGAGGGACGGACAGCGGGCGGGCGATTGCCCTTAGACAGAAGCAGGGACTTTTGATGGTTCAGGAGCTTTTCGACAACCTCACGCGGTCCCGGAAGGTGGCCGGACGGTTTGTCCTGTCCCAGCTGGGGAAGATGTTCGACACCGAGACGGCAAAAAAGGTTTTGGGCGATGCTTTCTTGAAAAAGAATTTCCCGCCGTTGATGTTGGCGAACGAGCAGACTGGTCAACCCGAACCGATGACGGACGCCACGGGTCAACCAATGCCGTACGACAAAGAGATGGCTGAATTGGTCATAGCCGAAGTTTTGAGCGGGGATTTAGGGGAATATGACGTGAGCGTGGGTGAGGCGGTATCCAGCGAAACGTTGAGAATGGCCAACGCCGCAGAACTCAAAGAATTGGCACAGGCTTTCCCACCGGGGACTATTTCACCCGAGCTTATCATTGAAGAGAGTCAACTACCGCAATCGACGAAGGCGAAGATCGTCGAGGCGATTAAAAACGCGCGGATGGCACAGGCTGGGCAGATGGCCGGGCCTATCGCGGGACAAGGAGCTTAATCATGGGGCGTCCAATAGGATCGAAGAATAAATCAAAAGAAGCGATTGAAGTTGTGGAGACAGTTGTTGAAGTAAAAGAGGCGGTGGTCGTCAATGAAGAAAAAAAAGAAGAGCCCGCGAAAGCCGTGCAAGTGAAGCCGAAACTTGAACCGCTGGGGCCAGGGCAGAAATACTTCGAGGCTCCGGACGGGACTATTTTGATTGGCGAAGCTGATATGCCCCACCTCTGGTATAGGGCGGGGAATGAAGGGAAAGGGATGTATATCAATCCCAAGCGGTAGATTTATGGCGCGGTGAGTATTCCTCGCACGTCACGCGGTGGAGAGATCCACCGGGTGCATCGGTAAAGACCGAAAGCACGAAGGACGTGGCGAGAAGGCGGGGCCGAAGGATCGTGGAAACGGCCGATCACATCGCGCCATGTTTTGATTGAAGTTTAACCATATCGGGTGGGGGTCATTCCCCCTTTAGGAGCCTAAATCTCCACCGCTGGCAACGCGGCTATTAGGGGCCGTCTCTCTCGAAAGAGGGGGACGGCTCTTTTTGTTGCCGGGTGAATCTTAAAACGTGCAACGCACGAGGAGAATACAAATGTCTGACGTGATTCAAGCGACGGTAGAGATTGCAGAGCCGGAAGTGAAGGTAGTGAACGAAATTCCTACACGGGATGACGTAAAGGCCCGTGGGTGGAGCAAGGACGAGATCGACTCAGCCGAAAAGCGCGGCATGATCGCGAAGGCGAAGAAGGAAGAAGAGAAAGAGCCCGTGGCGGTAAAGGCGGAAGAGAAGACGGAGCCTAAGCCGGAAGAGAAAGTGGTGGAAGCGGTGAAGGTCGAGGAGAACGCTGGGAAACGGAATCCTTCTGGAATCCCGGCCTACGACCTGACAGAAGAACAACAGAAGGCTTTAGAGGGGATTCTTCCTCCTGGTAACCCGATGCGCGGTATCTATTTCCGCATGAAGAACGAGCGGACTGCGCGGCAAAGGTTGGAAGCGGAGCTTGCGAAGGAACGGGCGGCGCGGGAAGCGTTGGAAGCGAAGCTGACCGCCCCACAAGCGGCCAAGGCGGAAGGCGACGGGGATCAAACGGAAGATCCGGAAGACAGGCCGTTAACGATCCGGGCAGTTCGGGAGCTTCAAGCACAGGACGCGAAGGAAGCCGAACGGCGAGCTCAGGCAGTGAACGCTAGGGCGTCGGCAGTGGCGGAGGCCCAACAGGCCCAGGAGGAATACGCCAGAGAGATGAATCCGGACTTTGACGAGACGGTAACACTGGCAAAAGAAGTGATTAAGAACCTAGACGCTATTCCGGAACCTTGGAAAAGAGCGAAAGCAGTAAAGCTGTTTCGAGATTTACAAGAGGCGGCGGCCAATGCTGATCGCCTCGGACTGGACGACTACAACGGCGCGATTATCGCCTACGAAATTGGGCAATTACATCCGCTACACGGCAAGAAAGCCGACGAGCAAACGAACGGGACCGCTCTAAGACCCGAAGCAAAGGCAAACGGGGGCCTCACGCCCGACAAGATGAAGCGCATTGAAGAGAACACCCTACGTAGGGCTTCGAGCGCGTCGGTTGCGGGTGGTGGCGGAAGAAGGGCGGTTTCCCCTGACGATGTTTCGTTGGCGGATTTAAACCGTATGACGGCGTCACAACGCTTGTCTTTCCGCGAAAAGCACCCTGACCAATACGCCAAGCTCCTTCGAGGATAAAACCTAAAAGGAGAAACACAAATGGCTAACACCGTTAGCATTGACGCGCTTCGTCAAGAGCTTTGGGCTAAAGAGCTTCTTGATGATGTGCAACGCGATGTAGAGAACGTGATGCAGTTCATGGGCGAAGGGCAGAACAACGTGGTTAACGTCTCCCGCGACCTGAAGAAATCGAAAGGCGACACCCAAACCTTCGGGTTGGTTGCGCGCTTGAGCGGAGCCGGGGTTACTGGCGATAGCGAACTGGAAGGTAACGAAGAGTCCATGGCTTCGTATTCCGAACAAGTCCTTATCGATCAAATCCGGAACGCGGTGCGGTTGACTGGAAAACTGGACGCTCAGAAGACCGTCTATGACCAAATCAAAGCGTCCCGTGAAAATCTGCGCATGTGGATGAAAGAGTTCCTCTGCCGCCAGATTTTCCTGAAACTCGGTGGCGTTACCAACACCACGCTCGTGGACACCAACGGCGTTGTGGTTGGAACCCGTGCGGCTTGGTCGAACACTCCCGACTATATTCCTGACGCGGACGAAGCGGCAGGGGTTGGGAATCGGTATATCTGCGCCGAAACCACCGGGACCGACGCTCTTGCGGCGGCTGACATCATGACCCTGGACTTGGTGACGAACGCGGCCACGAAAGCGTCCCTTGCGAATCCGAAGATCCAGAAGATCGAACGCGGTGGGGAATCGTTCTACGTGATGTATCTGCACCCTCTCTGCGCCCGAGACATCCGCAAATCCTCCGACTGGAAAACTGCCCAACAGTATGCCCGCGAACGTGGGGAGAAGAATCCCATTTTCCGTGGCGCGCTTGGGTATTGGTCCAACGTCCTACTCCTGGAAAATGAGTTTGTGCCTTGGCTCGACGTGAGCGTGGCTGGTAACTCGTTCCGTGGGGCCGCGACCGGGACCGACTGCGCCGTGGACTGCGCCCGTAACCTCCTGGTTGGCCAATCCGCTGTTCTCATGGCCGAAGCTTCCAACCCAGACGCGCTTGTGGTCGAAACGTTTGACTACAAAAACAAAGACGGGGTTGCCGCTAACTTCATCGGTGGCATTCAAAAGGCGATGTTCAACAGCCTGGAATATGGCGTGATCGCGGTTGATGCCGCGGCGGCTGTCTAATCTAAGGCCAAAGGAGAAATAAATATGGGTGCAATTACTGGAACCGCCGCCGGAATTACTGAGTTTGCCGGCGACTATAAGGTGCTGAAAATCACTTGCGTCCCCGCGTCGGCTTCCGACACGGTTACGTTGACTGCCGCGGCTCATGGCATCTCGGAGATTCTTTTCGTGATTCCTAAGTTGACCGCTGGCTATGACGCCGCGTTGGCTGGCATTTTCGCCACCTTCTCGGGGTTGGTCATCACGGTTGTGACGACCGCCGCCGCGGGAACTGCCGCGACGGATTGGACGGGCGCGACTGCTGAACTGCTCGTGATTGGACGGTAACAATTGAACAAACCTGACCACGGGGAGAACGTGGCAAGCGGGTGGAATGCCCGCACAAATTTAAAGGGGGACTGATGCCGACGACGTGGACGAACAGAGATAACGTTGATCCGTCTGGGTGGAGCAATAGGCGCGTAACGTCGTCCCCAACGATTGTAGGAAGCGGGAGTAATGGGTTTACAGTTTTCAGCATGTTCATGGATGGGGTTATATTTTTTACGCCTAGGCACGTTCGATTCGGAGATATTTACGCTGGGCCGGACGAATGGAAAAACAGGGAAATTGGGACGACCTCATGGGGTCGACGGTAGAGGTTAAAACGGAGAAAATATATGGCGGCGACTAAAACAGCAAAGACATTCCAGGCGAGCACGACGAATACGGCTGGGTCAACAACAACAGGAACTTCAGTTAATTTGACAACTTCTTATGGTTGTTTGATGACGGCAATGATAACGAATGGAGCGACAGGTCCAACAGTTGGATGTGACTTTGTTGTTCGAGTCTCAAACGATAATTTCTCTGCTGACTCAAAAGAAATATATCGAGCAACGGCGGGTGTCGCAAATAATGCTGTGACATACTTTTGTTTTGAATTACCTGCAAGTGTGATGTATGCAATAAGCGTATTTGAGGGGAACACTGGGCAGTCTGTAACTGTGGCATGCACGGGAGAGGAATTGACTACGATCTAATGGCTAAAATAAGCAGAGGACCATCATTTCTATCGAGTGAGATTAGAAAGAATTTTTCATCTTTCTATCTCTTCGGCGATTTATCTACGACGAAGAAAGATCTGGTAGGAAAAAACGATTTGACTTATGAAGCAGGTAGCCCAAGTCTTTACTATGGGCCTGAAGGCGTTGGAGAAAGTTTTAACGGAGTGAAAAAGATATCCAATCTTTCGATTACCCCATTGGTGTCATCATACCCGATGTTTATATACGCGAACGCGACAGTTAATGACCCAACGCTTGCAGGGAACACTTTTATCTCAATATCTCCTTGGTTGTCTGGGTACACTAAAAATATTCAATTATTTGAAGGGTCTGGCTCTCAAACAGGAAGAGGAGGGTTTACTGACGATTTTTATAATCTTTCAAATCCTTCGAAATCAAACACCACAAGATTCTACTCTATAGCCATGAGAATTATATCGTCAACGAATTTCACCACTTTTGTGAATGGGGAGAAATTAGGAGTTTTTCAAGGGTATGCGAGTTCTGTCCCGAGTAGAAATGCAGTTTATATAGGGAATACCGCCGGAGCAAGTGCTTTTCCTTTATTCGGTGGAGTTTTTTCAGCAGGATGGGGATTAATCGATCCAGGTGATGACTTTTTACGTAGGCTCACGCTTAACCCAAACGCGGTTATTTTTCAAAAGTCAATTATTCCGTCTAATTTTAAAACGGCTGTATCTGGTGCAATAGCAAAATTCAGAAAAACGCTTTCACGGATTGGGACGAAATCAGGAACTCGACAGAGTTATTGAGGAAAACAAAATGCTCTTAAAACAATCGACGGCAAGAAATTTGATGGTGTTCATGGC